TACAAGTCAGATATTATCTGATATTAGATATATGCCGTTAGTTATCCACTTAGGTTAAAGAAAGGAAGGTAATAAAAATGGACAAAATTATCCTGAAAAACAAAACAGAGTTCGAGGTTGCTGAAGGAGCGAGTCTCGGCAATATTCAGATTCAGTCGAAAGACTTTGATGGAATTAAAGCAATCACGGATGCTTTTACTGCAGACAACCTTGCGGAAGTCGCATTTACACACAATGATGAGGTATCTGGAAAGTATACCGATCTGAAGTGTGATGGGTTTACATACGCACCGAATACGGACGAGGCAGGTAAGGAAGATGGAACTTACACGGTTACTATCAGGCTGCGGACAAAGACGGAAATGGAAAAGGCAATTGATGAGCTTAAAGCAGGGCATGAAGCAAACGCAGAAGCAATCGAAGAACTGGCAAGCATTGCCGCAGAAAGTGAGGTGTAAGACATGGTTAAGTTTTATGTGCGCAGAATCTTGGTAGACAAGAAAATGACAATTGATGATGTACCGGAGAGATGGCGCGAAAAGGTGCGAGCAGAAATTGAAAAGGCAGAGCAGACAGCGTAAGGGGCATCTTTGGATGCCCCTTTTAAATTGGTACAAAATCAATCTTGGCATCCATTACAATATAGTTAGGAAACTTCGGAAGGAGTGAAATCATGTGGTCTAAAACTTATAACGAGAGTCGGCTTACCAGAGTTGAAGCGCGTGCTAAATCGAATACACACAGAATCGATAAACTAGAACCAATTGTTGAGGAGATACATACAATGAGTGAAACGATGGTGCAGTTGGTCGAGGAAGTAAAGCATACTAACGAGAATGTGTGCGCCTTGGATGAGAAGATTGATAGCATGGATGCTCGCGTCGATGTTATGGAACGCGCACCGGCAGAAGATGTTAAAAAATATAAGTCAGTCGCTATAACTGCAATCATCAGCACAATTTCCACGGCTCTTGCTATTGGTTTGGTTTCGATGATTGCTCAATATATCAAATAAGAAAGAAGAGGTATTTAATATGAAGAATTGTGTATTTAAAGCAAACGTAGACACTGTTAAATGGTTTAAGGCTGCCGGCATCCGTGCCGTTAAGACAATGGCACAAACTGCTGTTGCAGTGATTGGTACCGCCGCTGTAGTATCGTCCGTGGATTGGAAACTGGTTGTATCATCTGCAATTGTATCAGGCGTGGTATCATTGCTCACCAGTGTAGCCGGCATCCCGGAAGTTAAGGAGGAATAGCATGGCAATTACAAAAGCAATCAAAGCAATTGCAAAGCAGTTGTTTGCGAATCCGAAAAACTATGGAAATAAGAGAAGTTTAAAATCCATCAAGTACATCGTTATCCATTACACTGCCAATGACGGCGATACAGATGAAGCAAATGCGAAATACTTCCATAATAATGTGGTCAAAGCCAGCGCACATTATTTCGTCGATGATGATTCTTACACGAAGTCGGTGCCGCTTAAAAACATTGCTTGGTCCGTTGGTGGGAAAAAATATCCGAACTGTGGGAAGACAGGCGGTGGAAAAAAGTATGGACTTTGCACAAATGCCAACTCAATCAACATCGAGTTGTGCGATACTGTAAAGGACGGAAAAGCTGGAGCGTCAGCAGTAACGATTCAGAATGCTGTTACACTCACGAAAAAACTTATGAAGAAATATAACATCGATAAGGCACACGTTGTCCGGCACTTTGATGTAACTGGAAAAGCTTGTCCGGCATACTGGGTAGATGATAAGAAGTGGAAGAAAGAATTTTTGGACAAGCTATAGTTAGATGACACGAAAGATGACACGAAAATTAATAATCCAATAAATAAGCCGTTCTATAACTTTTGTATGAGGGTTCGACTCCCGTCTAGTCCACTATTTAAGAAAATCCAGTGTTTATGCGGATTCGGAAGAAAACGTTGAGAACACTGGATTTTTTGTGGCTTTTTATATTTCCAAATGAGAAACAAGAAGTCTTATTTTGAAAGCAAAAAACAAAGTGGATGACATGAAAGATGACACGAATCAAAGAAGATGGTTTTCAAAATATCCGTTTGCCTGATCGGAATATTTTTTTGAAAAATCCGATCTGGTACCGCGGTATACCTGATTCAGAACCGTGTTGGTTTTCCAACCTCCACGCTCCATGATGTATGCTTCTGGTACACCCATTGCGTGCATGATTGTGGCTGCATAGTGACGCAGATCATGGAAACGAAAATGTGGCAATCCAAGTTTTTTTATCGTGCGTCCGAAATCATGCGTAATCATATCCGGGTTAAGATTGCAGATTTTGCCGGAAACAGGAAGTTCTTTAATGACTTTATCTGGATATTCAACATAACGATCAGATGTACTATTTTTGGCAACTGATTTTAGTACCCATTTATAATTTTGATTCTTTACCATTGTTTGATGAACATGCACCGTATTTCCTTGTATGTCATCTGCATATAATCCACACACTTCTGATCTTCGTAATGTTCCAATAGATGCAAGAAGAATTGCAACGTATAGATCATAGTTTGCTGTTTTGGTATAGGAAAGCAATGATTGCAGTTCTTCGTCCTTTGGAATATAGTATTGTAAGATTTCTTTTTGGGGCATAGTAACACGAAATGATGCATCCGGTATTTGCAGGCGTATGACCGCACAGAGTAGGCTGTATGCGTTTCGAACGGTCTTGGGCGAATGTTTCCCCGCAAATTCATTTATAAAGCCAACAACTGTGTTCTGGTCAATTTCTGATACATCCATATCTTTGATTGGATCGTAATATTTTTCCATCTGCCGGTAACCGCGCAGGGTGGACGGAGAGAGCACATTGGATTTGGATTCTATGTATCTGGCAAGGGCATCTTTGAATGTGATTCTGTCCGGTGTGGCGCGTTCTTCGGCATAATTCAGTGCCAGCCGTTCTGCTTCACGCTTGGTTGCAGCTGTAAATGATTTGTAGTGTTTCTTTCCGTTTTCATCTTCACCCAGAAAGAGCCGTGCCCTCCAAGATCCGGATGGTAATTTTCTTGCATTCATGTGTCATTCCTCCTAAAAATAGGCGCAAAAATAGCGCGGTAGTTGATTTATCGCGCTCCGAATGATACAATATGCTTGTTCAGGGCGTGTATCTTCGGAGCACGTTTGCCGCTCTGGTGCGCCAACACTGGGGCGGCGTTATTTATTTGACAAAAATGGTTGTGTGACATATAATACACTTAACAGGAAAGCCGGGAGATAGATGAAGCCTATCCGCTCCGGTGCAAAGTTAACAGTTACTATTAAGCAAGCTGCCTACTCCGTGCCAAAGAGACAAGGTAGCTTGCTTATTTTTTATAATTCAGAATTGCTACTATGAGCAGAGCCACGGTCAAAATGACCATGAATTCTTCATATGTACTCATAAGCGTCACCCTTTCTACAGGATTAGAACGGATGACTGCATACCTTCTCGGCTTCCCGGGTAAGTATATTATATTGTCATGGTACATGGTACATAGTATTGGCATAAGTATGCTAAAATGAAAATATATCATTTAGGAGGCATACAAATGAATAAAAAACAATACAAAAAAATGGATTGTTCAAAATTAAAGTCCGATTTATGTGAAACAACAATGGATAAAAATTTTGCGTATTTCACGCGTGAGATACCGAACGATAGACGTAAATTATATAGTTCTGCTGAAATAATTGATATTAACAGACGAATCTAATTGCGATACTTGTTTGATAGTGTTTATCATACAGTCTTTAATCGGTATTTCAAATTTTGTAATGTTATCCATATATATTTTTTCTATAATTTTTCCGTCAATAGTTCCACCTATGGAGCAAACTCTTGGATTAGTAACTATATGTTTTTGTAATGTAAATTGTGTTACGTCACCAATTGTTGAATTATACATTTGGTGATGCTTGTCCCTCCCGATTATAATAAACGAAGAATGAAATCGTTCATGTAATCGAGGATCATCCATTAAAAAAGTAATTAGTTCCCAGAAGTCATCAATGTAATATTCATTTCGTTCGTTTCCCATTTGTGATAATACATGATCCAAAAAGTATTCTGTAGATTCGACAAATCCGGCAAAACCAAGTATTATATTATCATTGATTTTTCTGGTTTTATTATAATATTCCGAATAGCACCCGTCTTTTCCAGCACGACCATCGCTCATGATAATTGCATTGTCTTTATTGGCATACCCTAGTATTAAACTCATTTCAAACCTCCTCCAAGATTTGCTTGACACGTTATATGATCAATCATATTTTGTAATTTGTCTCTATTCCACGTTTTTTGAGGAACATATTTATTTATATTGATTCATTTCATCTTCATGCTCTAATTGAGCATTGCACATAACCATATATCTTTCCAATTCGTCATAAGAAAGATTGGAATGTGAGATAGTACTTTGATTTTGATCATTAGAAATAGATGTATTTTCATTAAAGGTTTTATCAGCTTCATTATTCTCAGGTGTGTGCGCTAAAATTGCATCAATATTTGGGAATATACTGTTATTATTTAGCGAATAATCACTATGTTCTGAAGGAATTTCCAAGTCAATATCTGTATCGCTTATGCCTTCGTAATCGCAAGAATTCTCATCTCTTTGCTCAGAAACAGTAGATTTCGTTTTTCGATATAGATTGCGTATCAAATAGGCGGTAAGAATTATAAAAACTATAATTGAAAAAAATATAAAAACCTCTTTGGGATATACTAAAAACAATGCAAAGGCGATAAATGCAATTAAGTTTTTTAAAGGAAAAAGTTTTCCTTGTGGTTCAACCATTGGCATGAGTTTTACGCCAAGCTTTGAAGCTTCGTCTTTAGCCTGCTTTGTAAACGTTGAGTTGGTGATGACAATTCCATAATCGCAATCGTACAGTGTCATTCCGGTATAAACTTCTTGGATTGCTTTATTGCCTACTGGAGATGAATAGTATTTGCATTGAACAGCATATTTCTTTCTTCGTTTGAATGCAATAACATCGACTCCATGATCGCCACTTGCTTTTGTTGCTTTTGCATTATGATATCCGTGTTTATTTAAATAGTCGACACAATATTGTTCGTATTCAAGACCGCTGCTAACGCTTTTTTCTGATGTTGTTGGTATTTTTAGTAAACGAGCAACCTGATAAAAAGCTATCCGAAATATTTGAAACGGGAGCTGAATTATAAACAAAATCGTATATATCGAAAATAGGAACATGTAGTAAACAATGTAAAACGGTGCGATGAATGGAAATACCATGATATACCATAATACCCCATGATGTTTTTTCATAATGATTACCAGCTTTCTTTTATTTGTACAAATCTAAGATCCCTAGCGGGTCAAAATATATTATGTAGTGATCTTGTTGAGCATATAATCCATACTTTTCTTTGTAATAAGTCAGTGAATCTATTAGAAATTCTTCCGTGATATTTAGATGTTCGGCAATTTCAAATTTATTCCGGCATCCGCATTTATACGAATTGATCAAATCATTAAGGGAGAGCAGTTTGTGGTATGCCCAGATCCGGGCGCGCCGTTCCTGCTTTCGATTTGCGGTATTGGTCTGATCCATAATATCCCCGACAGTTGTGTAATGGTGTCCCAATTCCTCTGCAAGCACACACGTTTTCTCAGATTCTATGCACATGCCACGATTGAGTGCAATAGTACCGTCACAATATAGTCCTTTTAATCGCGTACCGGACAAATCAAACTGATCGGTAACGATGATATTCTCTTTGACTGCGTCTGTAAGTAATTCTTCGTATCCAGTCAATTCAAATCCCCCTTAGTTTTTATATAGAAATTATCATATCAAGTGTACGAAAAAAAGGACTACTTTCTGTTCGCTTTAACAAAAGCTGCGAACTCTTTGATTCTATTGAGTTCCTCTTCAGTATATTCATCGCCGTCGAAATGGGCCGCCATAGTTGCCGGCTCTTCATTTAAACCAAGCAAGTCATCGGCTGAGACGTTCAGTAGATCTGCAATTTTCTTTATAGTTTGGACATTTGGCTCACGGTTTCCGCTTTCATATAATGAATATGTTGATTTTGCAACGCCGATTCCTTCCGCAACGTCTTTTTGAGATAGACCTTTTCGCTCTCTTGCGTATTTTAAATTCTCGTTAAAGTTATCTCCCATGTTTTTAGTCCTCCTGTTACCTTGATTATATATAGGAGGTGCAAACCTGTCAATCAAAAAGTTTGCAAAAAGCAAAGAAAAGTATTGACAAGTTTGCAAATAGCAATTATATTATAATTAAAGTTTGCGTTATGCAAACAATAAAGCGGAAAGGAGAAAAAATTTGTTTAGAAACTTAGAAGCAGAACAGGCACGAAAAGGGTTTACAAATTCGGATGTGGCGGAGAAACTCGGAATTTCGAGAGTTTCATATGAAAGCAAAAAAAAATCTGGGAAATTTACTACTTTTGAAATTAAAACCCTGTGCAAGCTTTTCAAATGTAAGTTTGACTATCTTTTCGAGACAGAAAAAGATACAAAGTAAAAGTCATTACGGTATGGGATTGGATTCGCCAGAAGAAACTCAATGCAATCAAGCTCGGTAGAGAATACAGAATCCGAGGATGATTTGATAATGTTGCATTGTGCGTCCAATAAAACGGACAGCAGAAGGGAGAGTGAACGTGGAAGAGATATTTACTACTGAGCAATATGTAAACTCTTCTCAAGTGAAAGTGTCTTTCGGAGTGTCATGTGACGATTGGTGCTTAATTCAACAGTCAGAGACTTGGAAGAGACTTCAAAGTTTCCTTGAGGAAACAAAAAGTAAACATAACCAGATGTCCCTGAGAGAGAAGGTAAGTTTATTGGGAGGGAAGCTGAATGAATAGCTTCTTGGTAAGTTTGCCCATTATTCAGAGTTCGGCTAACAGTTTTTACGATCTCTGGGGTATGGACACAGCTGTACAAAACGCAATCGTTCCATACGCAGATGTCTGTTATAGAAATTGGTAGCCTTGAGTGATTTGTAAATGACATGTAAACAATGAGTGCATCCTTGGAAGGGCAATATTCAACAATGTTGCAATCAATGCTTATGCGGTGCCAGTAAAAAGTCATGATGACTGAATAGGCAGTTCCTAGTGAACCAATTAGGGCAAGAACAAAAGTAAATATATTCATAGAATTTTTCTCCTTTGCTTTTTATAGAGCATACCACAAATGGAGAAAAAGCAACAGAAAGGAGCGTGAGAAAATGCCAAAAACGAATCTTGCGCAGAGCACCACAAAGAAGAAAATGGCATATGTTCGTGGAATGATGGCGGGCGGACAGGCGCAACAAAGTAAAGATCCGGCAGACCTTGCACCGAAGTATGGTGTCACGGAGAAAACAATCCAAAACTGGATCAGAAAGCCGGAAAGAATGAATGTCGAGAACTTTTTCCGTCTGGCTGATGATCTTGGATTGAAGATCACAGTGGAGTTTCGGAACATCCCGGAATAGGAGCAGGACATGAAAGAAAGAACATTTAAAATCGGAATTGTAGTTATGGCGCTTGGCGCAATGGCTATGGACTCGAAGGGAGTTGGCTGGATAATTGCCGCAGGAATGGTAATTGCTGGCGCGGTGATCGCACATGTGGCATACACACTCGAGAGAGTGGAAAGAGAGCGGAAGGAAACCGAGCACTGTATACAGAAGCTCCGGAAAGCAAGTTGAAAGGAGAAAAATGCACATCAGTGGAATAAAGCGTATGTATCCGCAATATCCGAATAAAGCTTCGAATCTCACGTACCCGCGAAAGGAAAAGAAAAATGATGGGGATTTCAAGGAAGTGTTGGATGTGGAAATAAAAAAGATGGAATTAGCCGACCAAAGCAATGATTCCATCTAATTGGGGGTTTATTTCTCTCGGGAAACAAAAGAAAAATAAGCATTAAAAATGCTATGCCTTTATTTTACAAGAAATATATTTAATGTGCAAGTGAAAAATATGAATTTACGTCAAATCGAATCGCTTGTAAGTGCGTATTTGCACTGCAAGGACGCAGAAAAGATTCTGAACAATGCAGGATCATTTATTTACACCGAAGCAGCGTGTCCGCTTATGGACGAGCCGATGGAGCAGATCTATGCGGCACTGATAGACGGACAGGATGATGAGACAGCGGACTGGATCTATGACCTGCTGCAAAAAGGTGAAGCAAAGGCAATTTATGATCTGCTGCAGGAAGGAGCCGACAATGGAAACGATCCCGGATAATTATGATTTCTTCCGGATGCATGAGGATGAGCAGGACGAATGGCTGGAACAACGGCCGGTGTGCGTCTGCTGTGGGGATCATATTCAGGATGATTATTGTTATGACGTTGGCGGAGAAATCTACTGTGAAGATTGTATGGTTTCATGCTTCCGGAAGGTGGTGTGATGTATTACAGACCCTGCCCCTATTGTGGGGCACATCTTGATCCGGGTGAATCATGTGACTGCCTGGAAAAGAAAAAGGAGAACAATAAAAACATCCTTGCAGCATATAGAAGTGGCAGGGATGGACAGATGGAAATGAAGTTGGAGGATATGATGTATGGCACTTAAATCGTGGGAAGAAATGCGCAAAATTGACGTAACTCCATATTGCCAGGAACGGGATGGAATGACGTATCTCAATTGGGCGAAATGTATTGATCTGCTGCATGAGAATGGTGCAAAGAAAGTTTACTGGGTGCCGATTCCGGATGAGGGAACGGGAAGTTCTTTGCGCATGGTTTCAAAAGATTTCACAGATAGTAAAGGAAATACAAATCGATGTTATGAGACACGAATTAAAGTTGTAATTGATGAAAATGAGTATGAAATGCAGTCGCCGGTGATGAATGGCTCCAATCCGGTCAAGGATAATTCCATGAGCCAGCGGAGGGTATGGAACAGTATGTGCCGGTCCTTTGTAAAGTGTGTGGCAATTCATACGGGGCTTGGATTTAACCTGTGGCTCAAAGAAGAAATGCAGCCTTTTAACAACATCATTCCTCGTAATGAGGAGAAGCCGAGCCCGGCAAATATTAAGATACTGAAAGACCTGTGCATCAAACATAAGGTGAATCTTGAATACTGGATCACGAGCAACGGAAAGACTTGGGACAGTTTATCAGCAGAAGATGTTGGTACAATGCTGAACAGTCTGAAATCGAAGTATGGTGATGACTGATGTATACGATGGTAGATGTGAAGCAGTACCGGGAAAACAGTGATGGAACAGATCTTGTTGTTTCCGTTCCGGGAATGAAACTTGGTGGTCTGCTCCAGAGAAAGAAGATCAAGAATGCAGAGATCCGCTTTGATGATGGGCGGCATATCTCTGCGGAGCAGAGGAAGAAAGCATATGCAACGATCCGGGATATTGCAGACTGGACAGGCTATCCACCGGAAGAAATGAAGGAACGGATGAAGTATGAGCATATGATCCGTACAGGAGATCCTTATTTCAGCCTTTCTAACTGTTCGATGGATACCGCGAGGGAGTTTATCAATACGATCTTGGAATTTGCTTTAGAGTGGGGAATCCCACTTTCAGACAATGCGATTGACCGGACGGATGATATTGGGCGGTATCTGTATTACTGCCTAATGCATAAAAAGTGTGCCATCTGCGGCAAGGATGGGGAAATCCATCATGAAGATGCAATCGGTATGGGAAATAACCGCCGGAAGGTGGATGATTCGGGTTATAAGAAGATCTGCCTGTGCAGGGAGCACCATACGATTGCTCACCAGATGGGAGTGATCCGGTTCCGGCAGATGTATAAGGTGTATGGAATTGTTGTGAAGGCGGAATGAAAATGACATTTGAAAGGTGGCGAGAAGTGCTGATTCGGGAGGTGGAGTGATTGGATGGCAACTACATAAAGCTGAGCCGCGGGCTACTGGAATGGGAATGGTACACAGATATCAATACAACCCGGCTGTTTATCCATATGCTTCTGAAAGCCAACTGGAAGGATGGAAATTTCAAAGGGACAACGGTTCCACGTGGATCGTTTGTCTCATCCATCGGGAAGCTGTCGGGCGAAACAGGGCTTACGGAGCGCGAAATCCGCACCGCAATTTCACATCTGAAAAAGACAGGCGAAGTGACAAGCAAAACGACAAACAAATTTACTGTATTTACAGTGGTTAAGTACGATTTGTACCAGACAATCGACAAGCAAAATGACAGGCAACCGACAGGCAACCGACATTCTAACGACATTCAAACGACAACAATAGAAGAAAAGAAAGAAGGGAAGAAGGAAAGAAACACACCCCCTATATCCCCCGTGGAGCGGTTTGCAGATTTTGCCGCAGCCTATCCGAAAACCTGCACTGGTTATCTGGCAGAGACGGAATACTGCAATGCGGTTGATGCCGGAGTGTCGGAAGCTGGCCTGATTGCAGCGGCAGAGAATTATGCTATTGCCTGCCAGCGGAAAAAGACACCAGCCCGGTACATCAAGAACCCGGAGAACTTTTTGAAAGAAAACCTGTTTATGCAATACCTGGAAGGAGTGGATGATGGACCAGCAGATGAAAAACATGATCAACGAAATACTGGAGCGCGTGAAAAATCGCTCAACGAACTGCTTGAAGAACGCGGATGTTCCGGATGTTTCGAAGGGTTCTGATGTGTGCCCAGTCTGCAAGGGCAGCGAATGGATTCTGACCGAAAAGGACGGTATTGAAACAGCCGTGCCGTGTAAGTGCCGGGAGCGTGCGATCATGTTGCGCCGGCTGCGGTTTGCGGATATCCCGGAAGCATTCAGGGGAATGGAACTGAAAACATTTCGGATGGATGTGTACCGGGAGCGGGACAGCAGGAAGAAAGTGTCGGATGCCTGCCGGATCATAAAAGCGTACCTCGGGGATTTTGAGAACCAGAGGGAGCAGGGGATGGGACTGTTTATCTGGTCCCGGACAAAGGGCAGTGGGAAAACAAGGATTGCGGCAGGGATTGCAAACGAGCTGATGAAAAGCTACGCAGTCAAATTTGCGGTATCACTGACCATCCTGCAGGAAATCAAGAATACATGGCGGCGGGACGCGGAATACAGTGAGAGCCGTTTGCTGGATGCACTCTGCACCACAGATATCCTGGTCATTGATGATTTCGGAGTGGAACGGCCGGCAGACTGGATCAATGACAAGCTGTACCAGATCATCAATGAGCGTTATATAAACCGGAAAGTGACGATTTTCACAAGTAATGAATCTCTGGAAACGCTGCAGTATGATGACCGCATCACGAACCGGATCAAGGAGCGAACCTACCAGATCGCATTCCCGGAAGAAAGCGTGCGGGATCATATCGCAGAGCTGCATCAGGAGGACATGATCCGGAAGCTGATGGACGGTTGAAACACCAGCGAAAGCAAAAGAAACCATTGCAAGTGCGGAATTATAGTTATCACAAAAGCCATGTTCTTAACTTGCCGACACCGGGGCGGCAATCGCCCCATTACCAAAAGGGGTGAGAGAAATACATAAAAGCAATAATGACAAACGTCTGGAGCGTGAAAATATAAAGCTGATCGGGCAGATCCAAGGATACGAAGATTCCAGGCCGGAACATCGGGACCCGAAAGCATACAAGAAATTTAAGCGGCCAGCCACGTATTATGGCAGCGGAAGAATCTGTGATTACGGCAGCAAGGACAAACCTTGTGATCCGGGATGCAGATTCTGGAATACCTGCATTAAAGGGCGGCACAGAGAGGAGAAGTAATGCACGGAGTAAAGAGTTGTCCGGAGGCTCGCTTGAAGACAATTGGAGATAGAGTGTTTTGCGAAACATTCAAGTCCTTGCAGTTGTTGGGTTTTACAGTACTTTACTACGACTTCGGTATGGAAACAGATGCGCTTACAGATTTTAACAACCGGATGCATGAGAAGAACGCGGAATTGCTTGACAGTGCGGATCGCTATGATGCTGCTGTTGAGAAAATTGACAAGCGATGGAACTGCATCTTAAGCCGGAAGATTATGGAGTTTCCATACCGGCCAAGAGTAAAGATGATGGGCGGACTGCCAAAGGGAAAAGTTGGATTGCAGTCGTTCAATATGGCGAATATGCAATCATATAGCGCGATTGAATCATTCCTGGTACTGACCTTTTCAGTGCTTATGGAAAAGAATAAGCGCTTTGGAAAAACACAAATGGACTTGTTTTGGGCGAATCTTAAGGCAAATTCAGAGAATTACGCTAAGGGAATGACGGATCAGTTCATTGTTGAGTATTTTCAAGATCAGTTGAATTTGCAGTTGAATGGATAGGAGGAACAGCATGGGAGACGTAGTTAAGTACATATCGAAAGATGATTTGTGTCCGTTTTGTAAAAAGACAAAGGCAACATTGCTGTGTGATATGCCACATAGCACCGTTGTTACACATGCAAGAGGGAGTGGATTTAAAAGCTATATCATGACATGCGACAAGAAAATCTGCACAGAATGCACCACAAGGGTGAATGGGTTTGATTTCTGCCCAGATTGCATGAAAGTAATTAAGTCAGCCCCACAAGGTGTGAAAGAAAGCGAGAGATGCTAATGTACATGAACGTGATTAGAAGTCTTTGTTCTCTTCCAGCAACGGATTTGAATTTTACATCAGAACTTAATCGGGCAACGGCATATCAGATTAAGCAGGCAATCGAGACAATGAAACAAAACGGTGGGAAAAATAAAGGCAGGATTAAAGCCTGTGAAAGAGAACTGGAAAACAGAAGACTTACGAAAAAAGATAAGCATGGAAAGTATGTCTCTAAGGAGCATTTAAGCATTCTTTGTAATACATTTTCATCGGAACATAGGCTTAAAGCCATTATGAACAAGCTTGGGGAATACGAAGATGCTGAACGGCAGGATAAGTGGATTCCAGTAACGGAGAGACTGCCGGAAGATGGAATTGTCGGAAAGTGGTGCCCAAAGATTAACGACAGTCCACATTTAGACATTGAGCGTGACTGCGAACATTATAAAGCCATGACCAACGCAGACCGGATCAGGAGCATGACGGATGAGGAATTAGCAAGTTTTCTTAAAGAAGTAAAAGAAGATTATCAGTGGGCGAATCCTGATTATCCAGATTGCGAGGATTGCGGAGAATGGTTGAATTGGCTTCAATCAGAAGCAGAAATGGAGAAAAACGATGGAAGATAGATACTTATTCCGTGGCAAGCGGATCGACAATGGTGAATGGGTGGAAGGATATCTGTCATACCCATTTTGCACGAAAAAGGGCAACGAAAGTTATTATTTCTACGCAAAGGATAGTTTGGGTTTCTTCTGTCGTTGTGTTGTAGATGCATCTACCATCTGCCGCTGCACAGGTTTGAAAGACAAGAACGGCAAGCTGATTTGGGAGAATGATATTTTGATGTGTCATGGAAACTCAGAAGACCTTGTGAAAGCAGTTTTTGGAGAATTTAATGTAATCAACGCAGAAACACTGGAAGTTATTGATCGTGTTATTGGTTGGCATTATGAGGTTGTTCCAACAGATGCGCTAAGCAAGTGTGAGCCGTTCTGCTTTCCAATGCCACTTACAGAGGAATATGTAAAGACATGCGAAATGAAAGTTGTTGACAATCCGGAACTGTTGGAGGTGCAACCATGACGGTTGATGAAGCAAAAATATTTATTCAAAATGCTATGGAACAATCAAGAAATGCATTGGCAGAGTTGCTGTTAATAATGCCAAAGGTATTTGCGGCTAAAAGAAAGAGCCTTGGTGAGTATTACAGCAATTTAGAGAATTGCAAAAAGGAAATTCAGGCATGTGAAATAGCTGTAAAGGCACTGGAAGAGGTACAGCAGTACCGTGCAATCGGCACACCGGAAGAATGCTTGCGAAATAAGGATTTCTTGGATTTTCTTTCGGACAAAATGAACCCGAATGATTTTGAAACATACTTGCACTTATACAATGCGTTGGAAGAAAAGGGGTGTGAAGAATGACTGAACTTGAATGGAAAGAAGTTGAACCAGAGCAGGAAGACTGGAAGAAACAAATTGATGTAGTTGCCTATTATGGAGATCTCGTCATAGGAAGCATTGTATATTGCGGAGAAGAAATAGGATGGCAGTCTGTCATTGATGGGCACATGGATTTTTTACAGGCAGAATCTCTGGAAGATGCGAAAGAAGAAATAATTGATGTGTTAGATAATCATTTCACAGACCAAATCAATTATTACAAAGAATTGCAGGAAAGCCTTGGCGAATTAAGAGGTAATGAAGATGTCTAAAGCAGTTTTGATTATGGATATGCCGGAGTGTTGCGCAGATTGCCAGCTGGCCGATGATGATCCAAGTGGATTGTATTGCATGTTTGCTGATGATTATTATGATGGATCAGACAGTTCGGATGATAGAGCGAGTTTTTGCCCGCTTCGGAAATTGCCAGAGTATAGGCGCACGATCGGTAAAGAAAGTGAGCAGAATAGGATACTGACGAATACAGGTTGGAATGCATGCCTGGATAAAATTTTAAAATAAGTCGAAAGGAGTAAGAGGTTTGCTGGCCAGCGTAAAAGAGCTCTTTACTCCAAAAACAAATGGAATCAGTACAAGATAGGATGAAGCGACTTGGAGCTTATGAGAAGATTGCTTCATTCATGCAAAAAGAAAAGCAGGACTATAGTTTTAAAAGAAAATACGCACAGATCAGAGCGGAAGAGTTCAGATCAGAATGTGATCGCAGAGGATTGAACTGCCACGTATCCGTTGGAGGCCTGGATAGTATCATTTTATACATATTTCTCCATGAGGTCTGCAGGATTGATGTTCCGGGAGTATCCGCATCAACTTTGGAAGATCGAAGCATCCAGAGGGTGCATAAAGCAATCGGAATTATAAATGTGCCGCCGCTCATGCGGGATGATGGAACCAGATGGACGAAACCGAAGGTTATACAGGAATTCGGCTTTCCGGTCATATCCAAGGAGATCGCAGGGAAAATCGAATTGCTGCAGAATCCAACCGAGAAGAATAAGACAGTCAGACATGCGATCATAACGGGAGAGACCGGGGAATACGGCGGCTGGCAGAAGAATTCGAAGATGCAGCTTAATCAGCGGTGGTTAAAGCTGTTCGGTGGATACGAAAATGAAACCGAAGGATGTGACTTTCAAAAGCCGGATTTTCTGGTATCAGCGAAATGTTGCTATTACCTTAAGGAAAAGAATTGTGATGACTGGGGAAAAGAGCATAACAGTGTGCCGTATTTGGGACTGATGGCATCCGAGGGTGGAAGACGTGCCAAGAGCCTGCGGATGAATGGCTGCAATTACTTCGGGGCATCCACAATCAGATCAGCGCCGTTTGCAATCTTCCACCGGCAGGATATTCTTACACTTGCCTTGGAGATGGATGATCTCTGGAAGAACGGATTAAAAGAGAAGTATCGTGCTGCTGGAATCAAGGATGGGATAATAACAGAAGATTTTCAGATGCCGGAATCTTTGATACCGGAGATTTACGGTACGATTGAGAAAAAGCCAGATGGGACGCTTTACACAACTAAGGCTCAGCGTACCGGATGTAGTATGTGCGGCTTCGGAATCCACATGGAGAAACGACCGCATCGGTTTGATCTGCTGTATGAGAGCAACCCGAAAGAGTGGGATTATCTGATGTTCCACATGTGCAAGGATAAGGAAGGGAACGACTATGGATGGGCGAAGGTTCTGGACTACATTGGAGTTGGCTGGGACCCGACAACGATCGGTGGTAATTGTAAGGGGCAGATGAGTTTAGAAGATTTTATAAAATAGCGGGTTTGAGGGGACTTGAACCCCTCGACGCCCAAACTTATACTTGTCCTTTGCTCCTGTCTCATTGGTTCCTGATGCAAAACCCGCGCTCGTCTGCACCCGCCGAGACGTTTTGTAAATATGAATATATTGTCATGAGCGTACCTCCTGAAAGAATGAATCTAAAGTTACAGTTATCTTTTAGTTTGCATGACCACATGACGGAGCAACAGGATAAAATTGCTACAAGCATAAAGGATATTGGCATAATACAAGTTTATTATAGTTTGATCTAAAAGAAAAAACAAGAAAGGAGCAGAACCTCCGGCCGGGGTAACGATATATCGGGTTCCTTTTGAAAAATGACGAATAGTGAATTAAAAGAATATTTGAACAAATTTCCGGATGATGCACCAGTAAGTATCGTATGTGCAAATCCAAAAAAGAGAAAGGTATACGAGCCAAAAACAGTCATAATAATGACAGATGAAGAATTTACTTATCCGGCATTTGTAATTGAAATTAAAAATGAGAGAAATATGGCGGACGAAGAAAGAGCAATGTGCGAAGAATGTGAGCGAGATGCAGATGATCTGGAAGGACAGATGCAGATCGAGGACTTCCTGGAGGTGATGCCATGATTAACGGAGATTTAATTATTGATTGCTTTGCTGGTGGTGGCGGTGCAAGCGTAGGGATTGAGATGGCACTTGGACGCCCGGTTGACATTGCAATTAATCACGATCCACAGGCAATTCGAATCCACAAAATCAATCATCCGAGTACTTTACATTTGACAGAAGATATTTTCAAAGTTGATTTACAGAAATATGTAGGTGGCAGACATGTTGCGCTGATGTGGGCATCGCCGGACTGTACAAGCCATAGTAAGGCGAAAGGCGGGCAGCCCAGAAAGAGAGGGCTGAGGATACTTCCGTGGGCGGTATACAAACATGCAAAAACAATTTTGCCGGATGTGATCATTATGGAGAATGTGGAAGAAATCCAACAGTGGGGACCGTTGGATCAGAATGGGCATCCGATACCAGAGCGCAAGGGAGAAGATTATAAGAAATTTATATCTGCAATGCAATCCCTTGGGTACGCATTTGAAAGCAGAGAGCTCATAGCTGCAGATTACGGTGCGCCTACAACACGCAAAAGATGGTATGCGATATTTCGGAGAGACGGTAAGGCGATCGTTTGGCCAGAGCCTACGCATAGTAAGGCTGGAATTGATTTACCACGATGGAAACAGTGTGGAGATTATATTGATTGGTCAGATTTAGGAAAATCAATTTTTGATCGAAAAAAGCCGCTTGCTGATGCGACAATGGCGCGAATCGCAAACGGTATACAAAGATATATCATTGATGATCAGCATCCGTACACTGTGAACGATAAACGAGCCATAGCTTTTTTAATTCAGTATCATAGCGAAACGAAGAAAGGTGATGCGAGAGGCCAGACGTTGTGTGAACCAATTAAGACCATTGATACAAGCAATCGATACGGACTTGTTACTGCTTTTATTACAAAATTCTATAAGACGGGGATCGGGCAGAGATGCGGTGAGCCGATACATACGATTACCACATCACCAGGACATTTCGGACTGGTATCCGCTTTCCTGATTAAATATTACGGAACTGGTTGCGGTCAGTCAGTGACAAGTCCACTTGCAACAATTACAACAAAGGATCGGTTCGGACTTGTGAATGTGATAATTGAAATTGACGGTGATGAATGGATAATAGCAGATATATTTCTGCGAATGCTGAATGCTACCGAATTAAAGCTTATGCAAGGGTTTCCACCGGATTACATCTTAGAACGTGATATAAGCGGCAAGGCAATTCCTGTAAAGGAAAGGGTTGCGAAGATTGGCAATAGTGTTGTGCCGATAATGGCAGAGGCGTTAGTGGCTACAAATTGTCCATATCTTATTGTTGGAGAGCGGATACCGAATATGATGATATCGACAGAACAGACAGGACAGCTCCGGTTTGCATAGGGGGTTAAATATGCCGAAACCGTTAAAAGATTATACTGGCCGGTGCGGTTCGTGCAGTCACTTTTCTTTCTATGTTATAGACGGCGTACTACGATACAGAGGGAATTGTGACTGCGCAAATACTGGATATTATATGCACAACAACCGCCGGGGATGTAGGTACAAGGCGCAACATTCCTCATACCGGCAAGCAAGTCAGAAAGCATGTAAGAAATATTTAAGCATGAACGTGGCAGAGGATGCAAGGAAAGGAAGTGATTGCAGGTGTTAGTGCCAGCAGTTTTGTATAAAGAACAGATTACAAAAGAATTTCAAAAATTGTATTATACAGAAGATATGCTATTTGAAACAGGTTGCCTAGAGCAGTGGCGCCCGGAAATTGAAGATATTCCAAGTGCAGGACGATTTGATTATGCGATTGTAAGTGGAAATAAACTGATAGGGTTCCTTTCTTATCAAGTTGATTATTACTGTTCCTCTGCATACAATTTTGGCCTTATGTCTTTTGACCGGGGAAATCCAATTATCGGCAAAGATGTATTTGAAAAATTGGAAGAACTTGTATCCACATTACATAGAGTGGAATGGCGTATGATCGGCGGAAATCCGGCGGAAAGAGGATATGATGCTTTCTGCGAAAGACACAATGGGAATAAACATATTTTTAAGGATTCCATCAGAGACGCTAAAGGCAATTATCGGAATGATATTGTGTATGAAATTGTGAACCCATAAGATTCAAGAAAAAAATAAGAGCCGGACACTGCAATGCCCGGCTCCAGAGTGCTAAGACTCTCAACCTATTGTCATTATAGCACTCGCACGCACCGTAGTAAAGACTAATTGGAGGGCTATTATGACAAAGGGAGAATTTACAAACAACTTAATATACGACATGGCCGGCTATTTGGATGCAGAAGGGACAGAAAGATTAAAAATGGCCCTTGCGTATCGCATGAAAGGTTTTCATTTGGTGCCGGATGAAACGCTGCCAACCACGGACGTAAGGGATAATGAATGGATTCTCGGCAGATATCACGTTGATCTGATCGCAGTCGGCAGGAAAGAGAAAACGATTGAAATGTACCTGTATATGCTTAAAAAGTTTTTTGAAGAAACAGGGGTACACTACGCCACTATGACCGGCCAAGATGTAATGGACTACATAGCAATCCGGCAGTATCGGGATAAGATTTCTAAGTCCTATGCCGGAAATATTCAAAAATGTCTGTCTGCTTTCGTTAAGTGGGCGTACAGGAAACGCCACATTGACAAGGACATCTACTGGGACATCGACAAGATCAAGATTCCGCAGAAGCGCAAGAAACGGCTGTCCGATTATGAGGTGTCGAAGTGTAAGAACGTCTTAAAGACCTTGCGAGAAAAAGCACTTCTGGAGCTTATGCTTAGTGCCGGCCCGCGTGTGGGAGAAATCTGCAACTTAAAAATTGAAAATCTGGATTTTGAGAGTGGGGAGATTAACATTTACGGAGAAAAGTCTAGCAAGTGGCGTGTGTGCTTTATGACGCCCGATTGTAGAGTTGCACTCGAGCAGTATATAAACGACAGAGAGGAAGGTTATGTATTTTTAAATAGCCGGAATGTGGAAACGGGAAAGCCATTATGCAAAGCTACGATAGAGGAAATTGCAAAAGAGATAGCAGCGCGTGCTGGATGCCGGAACGTGGCTACGGTGCACGTATACCGGAAAACATTTGCAAGCCGGGAATATCAACGGACGAAAGATATCCTGTACGTGTCTCACAGGCTTGGTCATGCAAACACAGCAGTTACGGAAAAATATTACATCTGTGACGACATTTTAGCAGATCGTAAGATGGCAAACGTTGCTTAGTTATGTAAAGGGGGAATGTTTAGTGGACGAAAAAGAAATATACGAGATCTGCCAGAGTGTAGATGCATTTATCGCGGACTATCTGGAAGAATCCATTGTTAAGGGTACAAGCTACGATCTTATGGAAGCACACCACGGCATTCTTCCAATATCTCGAAATTGTTTCTACCGCCGCCGCAGGATCGTACAGCGGATCATTAAGCAGAGGTTAGGGCGGATCGAAGAGGAGCAGAACGGACAAATGAAGATGGTGTGGTAAAATTGAAATGGATGTGGTTGAAAGATTATATGCTTGTGATTATAATGGAATTACAAGTAAAAATTGGGGAGATGGTGGGAATATGAAGGATGAATTTAAAAAGATAATAGATCAAGATATCGCAATTGGAAAAGAAATTATAGAGAAACATGATGTTCGTGCAGGAAAAGAAATTCATCGAAGATTAAAATCAAAGTACAATGCTATAATATCAGGTTTTGATGGCGGATTGCATGATTTATTCTATGATGATACTGGAGAAAAGTGTTTGGAGAACATCAAAACTATGATCGAGAAGTTGGAACTCTTTAAAGCTATGGAATATGTAAACATATATAGTCAGGATGCGTCTGGAATTACAATTAATAATAATAACACAAATTCTAATTCGGTAGAGATGAATATGTCTTTTGAGATGGCAAGAGAAACGGTTGAAAATATGACGGCATTACCGGATTTTGAGGTAGAGGAGATATTATTGAAGATACAAGAATTAGAAAATATAGTGAAGTCAGATGAAAGAAAAACTAAGAAATGGGAAAACGCAAAGTCGATTATTAAATGGATTGCAGATAAAGGAATTGACGTTGGAAAGGTGCTTCTCCCATTAGTACTACAAATTCAATGAGATTAATAGAGAGGATAGTGCCTCTCTTTTTTCATGCCCTAAAATGGTACAAATTCTCTGAAATACTGTTTTATAATTATGGTATGAGGTTAGAAATGTACCATTTGGCAGAGAAGAGGTGAGATAGTGGAGAATTATGAGAGAGCAGAACAGGACTACATGGGCGGTATGAAGTACAAAGATATAGCAGAGAAGTACGGAACCACTATCAACACTGTTAAAAGCTGGAAGAAACGGTATGGGTGGAACAGAGAAGAGGGTACACACAAAAGTAAAAAGGTGTGCACACAAAAAGGTAAGGGTGCACACAAGATGGCAGCACCTATAGATGATGGCACGAAAGAAACATTACAGAATTATGGACTTACACCGGAACAACAGATGTTCTGCATATATTACAGTAGGACGTTCAATGCAACCCAAAGCTATTTGAATGCTTATGGGTGTAGTTACGAGACTGCAATGGTTGAGGGAAGTAAAAGTCTAAGAAAGCCAAAGGTTCGAGCAGAAATAGAGCGATTGAAAGAGATCAAGCGTCAACAGATAGTTGCTGGAACTGATGATATTGTGGAACTACAGATGCGTATTGCTTTTGCAGATATTGGCAACTATATGTCGTTTGGGCAGAAAGAGATTGAGGATCCAGAGACGGGGATTGAGTATATGGTCAGTACAGTTGACCTGAAAGAATCGAAAGATACAGATACACAACTGCTCCAAGAGGTTAAACGTGGGAAAGATGGCGTATCTGTAAAATTAAAGGATGCGCAGAAAGCCATAGACTGGCTGACAAAATTCTTTGAAATGAATCCATCTGATAAGCACCGGAAAGAATTTGACCAGCGTAAACTTGAACTTGAATTGATTAAATTGGAGATGCAGACCAAGGATGCTACAGAGGATGCACCGGAGCAGGACAACTTCTTGGATGCTCTGAACGACACAGCAAAGAAAGCGTGGTCGGATGATTGATTGGACAGATTTTGACCGGCGGGTGCGTAAACTAAAAGAAAATGTAATGAAGAATGCTATCCGGATGAAGCAGAAGTATAAGCAGAACGGATTTACGTTTAAGCCATTTTCAAAGAAACAAAAGCAAGTTCTTACTTGGTGGTGTGAAGATTCACCGGTTAAAGATAAGGATGGAATCATAGCAGATGGTGCAATCCGAAGCGGTAAGACATTGTGCATGTCGTTAAGTTTTGTTCTGTGGGCGATGAGTACATTTAATATGCAGAATCTCGGCATGGCAGGAAAGACAATCGGATCATTCCGACGAAATGTGCTGTTCTGGTTGAAACTGATGCTCCGGAGTCGTGGTTATAAGGTGACAGATCATAGATCTGACAATATGGCTGAAATCAGCAAAGGCGATACAGTCAACTTCTTTTACATATTTGGTGGTAAGGATGAGCGGTCGCAGGATCTGATTCAGGGTATCACGCTTGCCGGAATGTTCTTCGATGAAGTTGCGCTGATGCCGGAGTCATTTGTCAATCAGGCAACTGGACGATGCTCTGTAGATGGTTCTAAGTTTTGGTTTAACTGTAACCCGGATTCTCCTAGCCATTGGTTCAAACTGAATTGGATAGATAAGGCTGATGAAAAGAAACTGATTTATCTTCATTTTACAATGGATGATAATTTATCCCTGTCGGAGAGGATTAAGGAAAGATATAGGGCAATGTATAGCGGTGTGTTCTATGACCGTTTTATCCTTGGACTGTGGGTGATAGCCGAGGGACTTGTATATGGTATGTTCGATAAGGAAAAGAACATTTTTCACGGAGAGTATACATACAGTCCACAAGCATCCTATTACATTGCTATCGATTACGGAACCATGAACCCATTCGCAGTAGGACTTATGGAATTACAGAACAGCGGCAGGGTACGGATGCTCCGGGAGGGACATTATTCTGGAAGGGAAACCGGAGTGACGATTGACAACGAGGCATATTACAAGATGATCCAAGAGGTGGCGGGAGATTTCCCGATCACTTCCATTGTCATTGATCCGTCAGCCGCAGCCATGAAAGCAACAATCCGGAAGTATGGAGAGTTTACCTGCACAGATGGAAATAATGATGTGTTGAATGGAATCCAAGAGGTAACGAAGTATTTGAATCTCGGTATGCTCCAGATACATGAGAGCTGCACCGAGACACAGAAAGAGTTTGGCGCGTATGCATGGGATGAAAAGGCAGTAGGAGAGGATCGAGTGATTAAGGAATACGATCACCACATGGATCTTATCAGATATTTTATTTATACAGTAGCGCGCAGATATAACAGAGGACTTATATAAGGCGGTGAAATATGGGATTATTAGCAGCAATTAAAGGATTAGTGAGTAGAATGTTCCAATCAGAGATGCAGGACCAGTTCCATGTGACTGGTATTACATCCGGTGATATGCAGAAAGCAATACAGAATTGGATGCTGATCTATAAAGGAGAGCCGGATTGGGTAGACCCAGAAGAGGGTATCAGGACAATTAAATTTGCAAAGTTTGTGTGTGAGGAAATCGCACGCCTTGCTACGCTTGCTATAGATGTGACGTTTGATGGAACAAGGAAAGAGTATATGACACAGTTCTGGGAGAAATCTGTACATGATCATATCCGGGAGTGGACTGGCACCATGTGTGAATGTGGAACGGTCATTCTTAAACCGAATGGTGTTGGTGTGGACGTTGTAACGCCAGACCGATTTGAGATCACAGAGCTAGATGGAAACCACAATATAACCGGTATTGTATTCCAAGATGATTACCAAGAGGGCAAAGAGCATTACACTAAGCTGGAATATCACAGATTCTTTAATGCAAAGGTACGTATGACAGATGAAGAGAAGTATACAGATAAAACGTTTTATTCCATCTCGAATAGAGCATTTGTGTCGGAAAATTCTGGGGAACTTGGAAAACCTGTTGATCTGACCATGACAAAGTGGTCTGCTTTGCAGCCGGATGTGCATATAACAAAGAAGAACGGAGACCAGATTGACTCGATGCTGTTTGGACTGTTCCGGATGCCATCTACAAATGATGTGGATCCAAAAAGCCCGCTTGGATTATCAGCATTTGCAGATGCTATCGAGGAGTTAAAAGATTTGGATATAGCATACAGCCGGAATGCAGAAGAAATCTTCGACAGCAGGCGATTGGTAATGGTGGACGATCGGTTGGTACAGAAGCCGGCATACAGGGATGAAAAGGGTGTGACTGTAAGACCAAAAGTGAAGCTGCCTAAGTTTTTTAGAGCAATGTCCGGGATGGACGCGGAAGAAACATACCACGAAGTCAACCCTCAGCTCAATACAGATGTAAGAAAAAGTGGAATCAATCAGCAGCTATCCCTTACCGGAGTAAAGTGTGGATTCTCAAACGGTTATTTTGTTATAGATGAAAAAACAGGAATGATAACAGCAACACAGGTGGAGTCAGATGATAGACGAACTATTCAGCTCATTAAAGACGTACGGGATGCAATGCAGGACTGCCTTGATGATTTGTTCTATGCGCAATCTGTATTTGCGGATTTGTACGGTCTTGCACCGGTTGGTGATTATGAGCCACAGTATGACTTCGGGGACATTACATACAATGAGGAAGAGGACAGAATGAGAAACCTCACACTCGCCAACTCCGGATATATTCCAAAGTGGCAGTATTTGGTCAGATTCGAAGGGTATTCAGAGGAAGATGCAAAGGCGGCTGTTGCAGAAGCAAGCGGATCACAAGAAAAAGGATTATTCAACGAGGAATAGACATGCAGTATAACCAAACTGTGGGATGCGCAGATATCCATATTGATACCAAGCGTATTGATGAGAACTTGAAAAGAGCGCAGGATTTATTGGATGGTCGAGTGCTGAATGATATGAAAGAATATATTCCAATGGATCAGCAGAAAGCATTGAGAAATGCAACTCATATTGTTCAACCTGGGTTAATTGAGTCAGATACACCATATGCTCATTATCAATATACGGGGGAATTGTATTTGACAGAAGATGGACGTTCGTGGGCGCATGCGAAAGAACATAAATATCCTACGGGTATGCCTCTGCATTATCACGCTCCCGGAACATCGGATCATTGGTTTGAACGTGCAAAAGAGACTCATAAGAAAGAATGGATTGATATTGTGAAGAGAGAGGTAGGCAAAGGATAAGTGCTAGAGCCAGAGTATTTCTATGGAAAATCTGATAAATTGATAGAGATGTATCAAGACCTTGAAGATTGGATTTTGCAGGATATAGCAAATCGATTATTGAAGAGCGGCGATTTATCTGGTACAGCTGATCGAGAACTGTGGAAACTCGAACAGATGGGATTGCACCGCCAAGAAATTATAAAAAGATTGTCACAGTTGACCGGTAAGAGCAGAAATGAGATAAGACGTTTGTTGCAAGATAGTGCTATGACTTCTTTTTCAAATGATAGCGAGGTTCTTGAAAAGGTGGCACAGGTTGTTCCGCTCCTACAAAATAATGATGTGATTCAAGCCTTAAACGCAGAGCTGACAAAGACTATGGGCGAGTTGGGAAATCTCACAAGGACCACTATGATGCAATCGCAGAGAGATCTGTTGAATATGCTGAATGAAGTTGATTTCCGCGTAGCTTCGGGATTGCAGTCCTATAGCAGCGCGATTTGCGAAGTCCTTGACCGATATGCAGAGAGTGGAGTTATGGTGAATTATCCAACCGGATCGAGTAGATCCTTGGAAGCGGCAGTAAGGTGCTGCATTGTTACGTCCATGAATCAGACCGCAGCAGAGGTTACCAATCAGTATATTATCCAACATGGTGTAGAGTATGTGGTGGTGTCTCAACACTTGGGGGCGAGATATAATCCTAAGGACCCTACCGGCGTATCATCACATGATTGGTGGCAAGGGAAAGCATATAAGATACACGGCAGTGAACCTGGATTCCCAAATCTTTTAGAGAGTACAGGATATGACATCGATTTTGATGCTAAAAGAGGTGTCTGTGTCAATATGCTTGGGCTGCACGGATATAATTGCAGGCATTCCCACGGTCCGTGGTATAAGGAACTCGGGGAGTCACTACCAGAGATTGATAGAGAAGAGAGCCAAAAGAGGTATGATTTAGAACAAAAGCAAAGAGCCTTCGAACGTGCTGTTCGAAAGACAAAGAGGCAGTTGCTGGTAAAGGAACAGGAATTGAACACGTTCCCTGATGACGAGAATATCCGTGGAGATTATGACAAGCTGGCATACAGACTTCGGATGCAAAACCAGAAGTATGGAGAATTCTGTGCAGAGAACAATCTGCAGAAACAGTATGATCGTGTTAAGGTTGCCGGATTCAAGAAGCCGCAGGCGGCAAAGGCAAACGGCAGAGCAACTGTTTATAAGAACGAGCAGTACGAGGCATATGAAGCGAATATCGGTAAGAATATGGTAAGTAAATCGGAATTCGTGAGGATAATGTCGGATCGGTCGGAAAAGAAATTATTTACTCATTATTCAGAGGCCGTAAAGAGGGGCGATGTGTCACCACTTGCGGATTATGATTTATATCGAAGAACTGCCATAGAACTACAGGACAAATGTGTTGGACTTGTTACATCGAATGGTGTAAAATTAGAGAAAAGATCGCTTCACAGTATCGATAGGGTTATTGGATCGGTTGAACAACGGAGAAGTGGAATTACGGTTGATGATGTTGTTAAAGCACTTACATCTCCAGAAGCAGAGGTGCGCCCTGTAAGGTATTCAAAGACGGCAGCAAGCCAGAAATTTATTTACAGAAATGCGGAAGTAACAATTAATCCTATTACAAAGACGCTGATCCAAGTAAATCCACATCACAGGGAGAAATGATATTATGAATATTGCAAAAAAAGATATAGAGACATTAGAAAAATATATCCCGAATATACATGAAATGTTATCTGTTAAAAGCGTCACAGATATTTTGGAGATGATAGATGACTTGATTATCGACGATATTCTGGAGCATGACGATGAGCCGAGTAATACCGGCAGGGAATTGCAACTGATTTATGATAGAATTCAAAGAGATAATTGAGAGTTTGGTACAAATCCAAGTAGGATATGATGTATGATAATAATGCAGATGGATTTCTTCTCATTGGTCATCTGCTAAACCTCCTTTTTATTCATAAACTCGTTAAAGGCGTCTTGAAATACAGGCGCTTTTTGCGTGTCAAAATTGGTACAAATCTTTTATAATCCTGTGTTACAATAAATTTAACAAATAAATAAGCACCGGACGGAGAGTAGGAATCCGTTCGCTACCCTACAACAATTATAGGATGACCGATATGGCACGTCCTGTTTTGGGCGTGCCTTTTTATTTGTTTTTTGCCAGCTATGGAGTAAATAGCAACTCACTTGTGCCGGACTGACCGGAGCAACAACTTGGAAAGAGAGAGGTAAGAGACATGGTAAAGATTATCAGCGAGTTGGAAAAAATTGGGTTTGAGATCACGGACGAACAGAAGGAATCTATCAAGAAGAGTATTGGTGAGGAATTGTATTCCAAGCAGGAACTTGATAAGAAGATCTCGAAAGTTGAAACCGAGCGTGACAACTACAAAAAGCGCGCAGATACCGCGGAGGACACCTTGAAAGGGTTCGAGGGCAAAGATTTTGACGAAATCACGAAAGATCGTGACGAGTGGAAAAGAAAAGCGGAACAGGCAGAAAGAGATTTCAATGCCAAAATTGCCGAGCGCGATAAAAACGATTTGTTGGAAAAGGCTTTCAAGGATATTAAATTTTCTTCTGAATCTGCAAAGAAAGCTGTTATGGCAGACATTGCAGCAAGCGTGACGGTGAAGGATGGGAAACTGATCGGTTTTAATGATTTGCTGGATGAAGCAAAAAAGAATGATGCAGGAGCATTTATTGACGAGCAGAGCCGGCAGAGCGATCAGAATCAGGCAACATTTACTACACCGATGGGAAGCGGCACTCATACCGAGCCGATTACTGGTGATCCGAATAAGATGGATTTTGCTACGTACAAGAAGTGGCGTGAGCAGAATCAGTAATTTTTTGAGGAGGAATATTATGGCAAACGAAATTTTAACACCGCAGATTATTGCAAATGAAGCATTGATGGTACTGCAGAGCAACCTTACAATGGCGAATCTTGTACATAGAGATTATTCCAGTGAGTTTGTAAAGGTTGGAGATACCATCACTGTACGAAAACCGGCTACGTTTGTGGCTAAGAACTTTACGGGACAGACAGAAGCGCAGGACATTACAGAGGGTTCTGTAACCGTTAAGATGGACCGATTCAGAGATATCACGGTCAATGTTGGGTCTAAAGAAATGACATTAGACATTAAAAACTTCTCTGAGCAGGTGATAACACCAGCAATGCAGGCTATGGCACAACAGATTGATGCGGATCTTCTGGCAGTAGGCATTTCTAAGGCTGGAAAGAAAGCAACTGTATCTAAGACACCGGCCATTACGGATATCGCAGGCGTAGGTAAAGCACTGGATCAGGCAAAAGCCCCACGTACAGACAGACGATTAGTCCTTCCGCCGACTATTCTGTACCTGTACAACACACTGGACAATTTCGCAAAACAGTGCTACAAGGGCGATTCTATTGCCTTGAAAGAGTCTGAAATTGGCAAGGTTTACACCTGCGAAACTTTCATGTCGCAGAACTGCCCGGAAAATCAGAATGATAAGGCAGGAACAGCTACTTCATACAAAGTAGCAGGAACCAAGGATGCCACTCAGTTCACAGTATCTTCTGGAAAGGCAGAAACCGCAACCATTAACAAGGGAGATCAGCTGATTGTTAATGGATATCTGTATACTGTTACCGACAATGTGACACTTTCCGGTGGTGCTGGAACTGTAAAAGTGGATCAGAACATTCCGGAAACTGTAGCTGAAACAGACGCGTTTGTCGTAAGCAAGGCACACGCTCTTGGATTCCACAGAAATGGTCTTGCACTTGTAACACGTAACCTTGAACTGCCGATGGGCAACAAGAACGCTTACATTGCATCTGCCGATGGCTTGGGTGTTCGTGTTGTATTCGATTACGACTCTGACCATAAGCAGGACAAGATCTCTTTTGATATCATTTACGGCATCAAGGAACTCAACGAGAACCTGCTTGTTGACTTTTCATAAGGAAAGGGGATTTCTGATGGGATATACCACATATGACTTCTACAAAGAAAAATACTATGGGGATTCTATCAAGGAATCCCTTTTCCCCAAGTGGGAAGACCGAGCCGCCGATAAGTTGGATCAGCTGACCTACAGGCATATTGATGATACTGCAAAGGAAGAATTTGACGAGCAGATTCAGAAAGCTACGTGTGCGCTTGCAGATCTGCTCTATCAGATCGACTACAAGACGGCTCATGCGAATGATCCTAAGAATGGCAACGTCAAGTCGATGTCCTCCGGCGGTCAGTCTATCAGCTTTGGAAGCAACGAGACACTTGTTGATAAGGTGCTGGGAGATAAGGTGGCACAGAACCGGTTGTGCTACGACACGGTATGTGAGTATCTGTCCGGCACGGGATTGCTTTATGCGGGGGTGGAGTGATGGGACTTGGATTGTTTTACAACGACACGGTGACGCTGTTTAACTACTTCTGCGATCCGGACACCGAGGAAGAGAAGTGCTATCTGACCTTATTGGAGAATGTGAACCTTGTGGAAACCAAGGGCGCGAATGTAACCAAGAGCGGCATGGATAGCGCGGATGCAGTAAAGCTTTTTGTTGACTTGGGGAAGATACCTAAACCATACATGGAGCCGAAAGCGTGGGATGCTCTTCCGGACGATGAAAAGCCAAACTATATCACGTTCCACCCGACAGATGATTTTTTCATCAATGGCGATCATATGGACTTGGAGATTCCTGATTCCGGCATTTACGAATGGGCGCACGACAATCTGGATTCTGTATACAAGGTGACAACAGTTGATAAATATGAGTATGTGATGCCGCATTTTGAGGTTGGAGGTGTGTGATGGAAGAGATAGAGAAACTTACCATAAAAGACGCGGAAAGTGCGCAGAATGCGGTGCTGGATCTGATTTTGCAGTATCCGAACTTTCCCAAGACGTTTAAGGCAAGCAATAAAAACGTGAAGTGGAACAGTATCAGTGTTGATACTTCCATCGGAATTTACCCACTGTCCGGTGCGCGGTACATAAAGAAATATGTGAGTGGCAGCTATACAGCACAGATGCCATTCCAAATTGTATACCGCAGTTCTCCAACAAGCAACAAAACATCCATTGATGCACAGATGGTTCTGGAGAATTTGAGCAAATGGCTGGAAGATACCGGGATTGAATTTGCTGATCCACACATGACATTACAGGAAATTACCCGTACATCTGTAGTCCTGCCAATCATGCGGGATGAAAAGCAGATGGGATACGGCGTAAATATGCAACTTATATACTTTTTTAAAAAATAACAGGAGGAAATATACATGGCATTAGATCGTACCAACATGGTGTCCTTATTAGACATCGGAACGCTTACAGGCTCTGCAGAGAAAATTGCGGAGATGGGCGATGGATTCACAGAGATCACAGAAGATCTGGGACCTAACACAGAATCTAAACAGTATGTAAACATGAAAAATGCATCTAACACGGTAAAGGGATATGCGCTCTCCATGACGCCATCCCGTGAATATCTGTCTGATGAGATGCAGAAATGTATTGACACGCTTTTTAAAACTCTGCCTACTGGTGAGAAGTGCAATACAAATTATTACCGTTTCTACAAGACAGATATTACAGGTGGAACAGGTGATTGTATGCGGTTTCCTGTGACGGTGTGCCCGTCCAGTACCGGTGGCGCCGGAGGGGATGCACATACATCCTCGATCCAGATCAACGGGAATGGAGATCCGGAGCTTGGAACAATCACTATCGGTCCGGATGGCTCTTTCACTTGGAAGAAAAAGGATGCTGATTAAAAATAGGTGTTAATTAAAATTAACATATTCGGGGTGCGTACCTCTCTTTCGCGCCCCGGATTAAGAGAGGATGGTAATTTATGGCAGATATTAAAAATATTTCTTTTGATAATGGAATTAAGAAAATCGAAGTGAATGACGTGGACGGGAACCATATCACAACACTTTTGATCAATACGGCGGATGCGGCCACAGTAAAGAGATTTGTGGAGCTGGCCAATAATCTGGAAGATGTAGTCAATTCCGGCGAGGATAAGATTGCAGTCTACAAAGAAAAGTACAAGGAATACGAACATAAAGAGTTTGATGATCTTCCGGACGATGTGAAAACGAATATTATCGTGGATGCTTCGAACATGCACATTGGTATTCTGGAAGGAATGATTCGGGAAATTGATGCACTGTTTGGAAAAGATACCATTAAAAATGTTTTCCATGAGTGCTATGAACTGAATGAGAATTTCGTGCCGGATGAAGATGCTCTGGTAGATTTCGTGAACACTGTAATGCCGGTGATGAACGAATTGTTTAAGACGAGAACAGAAGCAATCCACAGGAAGTATTCTCCGAACCGTAAAGCACGGAGAAACAGACACAACAAGAGCAAAAACCAGTTAATTCAGGAACATAAGGACGCAAAGAAGAATGAATAATGTTTTTCTTGATGATCTGCCAGAAGAGTGGCACGGGTACAAAGTGAATACAGATTTTACGATTGGCATCCAGATGCTGCAGGCAAAATATGATTGCGCACTGACGGATTACGAGAAAAGCGATATGTTCGTGTGGCTCATGTTTGCAGATGCGGATGAGAACGGGGAAGAGTATCTTCGGGATCATCCACAGGGACAGGATCTTGGCGAATGTGTAGAGTGGTTCCTTTCCGGATGGTTCCATGATAACCCGGACCCGGACGGGGACAAGACACGCGTGGTTGACTACGATGTTGACCAATGGCGCATCTATGCTGATTTCCGGCAGATCTACGGAGTTGATCTTGCTACCACGGATATGCACTGGTGGATGTTCTGCGGTCTGCTTTGGAATATGCCGTATAAGCTATCCAGCTTTTTACAGGTGGTATCGAAGCGACAAGAGAAGCCGGACAACAATACATCGGCAGAATATCGCAAGGCATTGCGCAAGGCGCAGAAGATCTATGCATTGGAGCAGCTGGAAGAAAAGAGAGAGTACACGGCAGAAGAAAAAGCCAAAATTGACGATTATGATCGCATGATGGCAGAAATACGCGGCGGAAAGTAGGTGAGCGGATGGCGGATTATGACGCAAGCATAAGAATAAACACTCTCATAGAAACTAAAGGAGTGTCAGTAAAATTACGAGAATTAGAAAATAGATTATCAAAGTTTGCAAAAAAGGCGTCTGCATTAACCGATGAAATGCGCAAGATGGAATCTACAAAAGTTCCAACAGATGAGTTTGCGGCTGCGAAGAAGCAGATAGAAGAAACCGCCAAAAAGATGAATACGCTTAATGATCGCATGGAGAAATTTATAGCCATAGGGGGAAAAACAGATAGTCGTGCGTTTAAATCTATGCAGTATGATTTAGATCAGCTAACAAAGACGTTGGAATCGGCAAAAGGCGAGGCGCAGGATTATTTGGATTCCGGAACTGCTTATAAGAGTGTTGATGATATAAAAGCATCTACAGAGTATCAGAAAAAAGCAGAACAGCTATCTGAAATTAATGCACAGATGAGCGTTACATCTCAGAAAATTGCAGAGTTATCTGCAAAAGAGGAAGCTGCAGCATCAAGTACTGATCGTTTAGCTGCGAAAGGTGAAGCAACGGCAAGTAGTGCCGAAAATATAGCACAAGAGGAAACGCGTGTTGGTAATGAAGCCGACAAGGCTGATAAAAAAACAAGAGGCTGGTTAGATTCTTTCAAATCCAAGGCAAGAGCTACAGGCGAGAAGGTTTCCGGGCTGGCATCCCGTTTGAAATCCGCAGGAGCATCACTTAAAAATTTTGTAACACATGGCAAAAGTGGAAGTGGAATGCTTGGGGCGTTTGCATCCAGATTAAAAGGCATCGCACTTTCCATGTTTGTGTTTAACTGGATCACCAAGGCTTGGAATGCAATGCTTTCTGCTATAAAAGACGGAACAGGAAATATTGCAAAATATTCGGGAGATGTAAATGCCAAAATGTCACAGCTCACAAGTGCTGTGGCAACTCTTAAAAATGCATTTGCTGCATTGGCAGCTCCGATTATTAGTGCTGTTGCTCCAGCGCTTACTTCGTTGATAAATATGCTCACAGGGGCATTGAACAAGATAAACCAGTTTATATCTGCACTTACTGGCGGGAAAACGTGGATAAAGGCAACGAAACAAGTAAAGAATTATGCCGGCGGACTAAAATCTGCATCTTCTGGTGCGGAAAAAGCGGCGAAATCTGCCAAAAAGTTAAAGGGACAATTACAATCTTTTAACGAATTAAATGTGATTAGTTCGAACGATTCTGGTGGATCTGGTGGTGGATCTGGTGGAGGTGGGGGTGGCGGAGTTGGAGATATGTTCACGACAGAGAACATTGATCCGAAAATTGCCAGCCTTGCAAAGAAGATAAAAGAAATTCTTAAAACCGATGACTGGTCTGAAATCGGAGAAATGCTTGGGAAAAAGCTGAATGATGCGCTGGCCGGAATTCCCTGGAACGGAATAAAAAAGCAGGCACGCCATATAGCAAGTGGCATTGCAACCTTATTAAATGGATTTCTTGATGGAACAAACTGGGAACTTGTTGGAAGCACTATTGCAGAAGGACTCAATACAGCTATTGCGTTTGCACAGACGTTTGTACATAAATTCGATTTTAAACAGTTTGGTAAATCTATAGGGGAAACATTTACAGGAATTTTCCGGACGTTCGATTGGAGCGGTTTAGGAGATACTCTTGGAACTGCAGTTACTGGTCTATTCGATACGCTTAATGGGATTTTTTATAATACCGATTGGAAAGCACTTGGAAAAGGAATTATTGATGGAATTGGAGCTTTTTTCAAGGCAATAAAGTGGAAGAGTATTGGAAAATCTATAAGCGGAGCACTGCATTCCCTCTTAACTTTTTTGACTGGTGCGGTAAAGGAAATAGATTGGAAAAAAACCATTGAATACATTGGAACATCAATCGTAGATTTCTTTAAAGGATTTGACTGGAAGGGGCTTGCTGGAGATATTGGAGAGTTCCTTGGAACAGCGCTTAAATCTGTGGTAAACCTTGCAAAAGCTATTGGAGAATTGATTGCGGATGGATTTAGTAATGCAAAAGAATATTTCCAAGACAAGATAGAGGAATGTGGCGGCAATATACCAAAAGGAATTTTAAAGGGAATAACAGATGCTCTTAAAAATATTGGAACATGGATTAAGAAAAATATATTTGATCCATTTGTGAAAGGATTTAAAGATGCGTTTGGTATCCATTCTCCGGCAAAAAAGATGAAGCCTATTGGAAAGAATATATTCCTTGGTGTAATTGATGGTTGGAAAGAAAAGATAAAATCATTTAGCTTTTCAAAGTTGGCAAAAGAAGCCATTAAGTTAATTCAAAATGGATTTAATGGTGCAAAATCTGTAGTAAATGTTGCGATTTCTTTGATAAAAAAAGGCTGGACTACATTAAAGAAATTTGTCGGAGAAATAGGGGCGAAAGCTTTTTCTCTTGCAAAAAAAGGCTGGACTACAGTATCAAAATTTGTTGGAGAGATCGGCAAAAAAACATTTTCTCTTGCAAAAAAAGGCTGGACTACAGTATCTAAGTTTGTTGGAGAAATTGGTAAAAAAGGCTTTGGACTGAAAAAAGATGGCTGGACTACCTTAAATAAGTATGTAGGAAAGTTGGATAAAGTAGCCGTGAAATTATATAAGAGCGGTTGGAAATCAATAAACAGCTTTGTGGGAACCACGGTAAAAGTTGGAATCCAGTTGATAAAAGATGGATGGAGCAGTTTTAAGAACTGGCTTGGAATTGGAAATGATAATTCTTCATCGAAGAAAAAAACATCCAAGAAAGCTGGCGGTGGAATCTATACCGGCGGAATGTGGCATAACATAGCACATTATGCAGTAGGAACCGAGAACGCACCAGCAGGACAGCTTTTTATCGCGCGTGAAGCAGGACCGGAGCTTGTCGGAACAATTGCAGGACATACGTCCGTTATGAACAATGACCAGATTGTGGCATCTGTATCGGATGGAGTTGCGCGTGCGGTACGATCTGTAATGGCAACCGGGAACCAGAATGTAAATGTTCTGTTTAAAGTGGAAGGAGATCCGAATGGAATCTTCCGTGTGACGCAGCAAAAAGCCAATGAATACTACCGGGCAACCGGAAACCCAGCATTTTTATTTTAGGAGGTGGATTGAATGGGATACGGCGGTTATTTAATTAAAGTCGGAAATTACACAGTTCCATTTGACTGTATACTGGCCAGCACATTTCAGTCCCCTCTCCTGGGGCAGGATAAGGATTCTTATAATGACGATAATGGAAAATTGCATAGAACGGCATTAAAGAACCAGGTACTTAAGGCAGAGTGGCAGACTCCGGCCATGAACGAAAAGAAGTTTAATGCATTTATGAGTAACATAAATAAACAATATGTGGAGCAACGGCGCGAAAAGAAATGTCTTGTGACGGCATGGTGTCCGGAAATTATGAAGTATGTGACTATGCATTGCTATGTTCCGGATATTACTCCGATAGTAGCATATGCAGATGAAAAAACGATTGAATATGACGGCTGGCGAATTGCTTTTATCGGATATGGCGGTGAGATTTTATGATAGGTGGCAAAAACAAGGAGCTTTATTATGCAAGCTCAATTGATAAGCAACTTAATATAGAAGTAATCGGAACAAAGCATGTGATTGACAACTCCATGAGAGAGCAGGACACATTCACATTGACCGAAACTCTGAATGACGGCACGGAACTGAAATTCGGTTCTTGCCTGCCGAACCAGATTTCTTTTACCGGACGTGAGGTACCAATTGCCACAAAAGGCATGAAGCTACGTGTGACGGAAACTCTGGAAGGGAATGAGAATGATCCGTTTGTGTATGGCACATATACGGTACAGTCTGATACCCCGACCGCTGATCGTACCAAGCGGCAGATCGTTGCCTATGATGCCATGTATGACATAATCAATTGTGACGCGAAAAGCTGGTATGATGGATTGACATTTCCAATGACCCTTAAACAGTTTCGTGACAGTTTTTTTATGCATCTCGGCATCGAACAGAAAGAGACAAGACTTGTCAACGATTCCATGACGGTAAACAAAACGCTGGTAACTACACAGTCCGATGATTCCAGTGTGACTGCAGAAGCTACGATAAGCGGCAAGACAATCATCGAAGCGATTTGTGAGATCAACGGGGCATTTGGCAATATCGGGAGAGGCGGCAGATTTGAGTATGTGATTTTAAAGGCGATTACATCTGCATTGTATCCGGCAGAAGATCTGTATCCACGGGAAGATCTCTTTCCATCGGATGCAAACACTGAAAGTATGACTGGGCATTATATCACATTTGACTATGAAGCGTTCCAAAGCCAAGCAATAACACAGTTGGAGATCCGGGCAGATGATTCTACTGCCGGGGCTATTGTGGGAACATCTGGAAACAATTATGTTATTTCCGGCAACTTCCTTATAAGCGACAAGACCGGGGCTGAAATGAAGCAGATTGCGAATAATCTGCTGCCGGTAATTGCACAGGCAGAATACACACCGATTAAAAGTTGTACATGCGTTGGTAATCCGTGCCTAGAGTTGGGAGATCCGATTCGTTTCAACACTTCCAGGGAGATTGTAGAAACATACATCTTACAGCGCACCCTTACAGGAGTGCAAAGCAAACGCGATTCCATTGTTTCAGCAGGAACAGAAACCCACGCCATGAAAAATCCAACTACACGGGAGACGGTGGAAGCATTAAAAAGACGTACCCATATTTTGGAGGAAAATGCAGACCATCTTCAATCCACGTATGAGGATTTAGAAAAAAATACCTCTACGAGATTCGAACAGACGGATGAACTGATTGCTACAGAGGCAAAGCGTGCTACAGATGCAGAGGGCGAATTGGAGTCTTCGTTTAAAGAAGCCGCCGATTCTATCCAGATGGAAGTGAGCAGAAAGGTCGGAGAAGATGAAATCCGAAGCAAATTCGCCATGAGCCCGGAAAATGTAAACATTGAATCCGGACAGATAAACTTTAAGTCAAACACGCTAACCATTGATTCCACGAATTTCCGGCTTGATGAATATGGAAAAGTGACCATCGTGGATTCACTGGATTTTGATTCAACAGCACTTGGCGATGATATTGCAATTATCGGGCTTGACGGAAGGGGCAGACCCATGCTGCAAAACATACGCATTGACCTAGACACTGTAACAGATCAGAATGGGGAAGTCATAGGGGATCATGCGAGCACGGCAGACCATGCAACATCTGCAGATTCGGCAACGACTGCAGAAAGCGCAAGACAGTGCATCATGGCGTCGACAGCATATTATTTAAAAGGTATTGGAGTAAGTGATTACGTACACATTTCAGACAACGGAAACTTAATTCCAAGTTCTAGTTCTGTGTATTGTGGAACTACACCCAATCCATTTGCTGGTGGGTATTCTTCCGGTGGTTGGAAAACAACGTCTGACCGCAGAAAGAAAAAAGATTTCCGAAAGCTGTTAGAGGATGATCGGTTTGAAAGATTTTTCGAGTTGTTACAACCGATGGAATATCGGCTTATAGAAAATGATGAGAAAATGCACATGGGATTTGTTGCACAGGATGTCGAACAGGCAATGACGGATTGTGACATATCTGAAAATGAGTTTTACGGACTGGAACATACAGTATTCTCCGAAAAAGATTTTGAATCTAACGAGGAATGGAAAAATTTCTTAGAGCGGAATGGTGGCGCAAATGATATGTATACATTGTGCTATCAAGAGTTTATTGCGCTTAACACTGCCATGATACAGAAACTGCAGAACAGATGTAGTGATTTTGAACAAAGATTATCAGCGTTAGAAAGGAGTGTGAACCATGCAGAAAATTTATAGCCGGACATACTGGGAGAATTTTCCAAGCGAGAATACAGCTATTGATGCCATGCGGTTAAATAATATGGAAGCCGGCATTGATAACCTGGATGATCGTGTGGTTGCTATGGATGCATCCAAGGTTGATCTGACAAGGGCTAACGAACTTGTAAAGGAAATCCTTTGGGATGAATCCAACGGTACGCTGACTGTGGTAAAGATGAACGGTTCCAAGGCTGTTATCGATACAAAATTAGAAAAGTTGGCGGTCAACTTCAAGTATAATCCGCAGACACAACAATTAGTAATCACGCTTGACGATGGCACAGTGCAGAACGTGGATTTATCTTCGCTGATTACAGAATATGAATTTCTTGATTCCGATACGATCGCATTTGAGATTACAGACGGCAAAATCAAAGCTATCGTAAAGAATGGTTCCATTACGGAAGATATGCTGCAGCCGAACTTCTTGGCAGATGTTAAAGTTGAAGCCGAAAAAGCGAAAGCATCAGCATCCGTTGCGGATGCGTCAGAAAAGGAATCCACGGTACAAGCTAATCTATCCAAAGAGTATGCGGATAAGGCCAAGGAATACAGCGATAACATTGATAAAAAAGCTCATCTGGCAACATTTGATGTGAATGAGGACGGCGAGCTGATCTATACAGATAACACAGCAGATGTGTTTACCGTTGATGATGACGGAAATTTGAATTGGGAGGTGGCTTAAATGGCTATAGCAGGAAGAGTAGCAATCGTGCCAAAAGGCGATTGGAGCGCAGATGCTACATATAAGAGATTGGATGCAGTGACTTATAACAATACGCTTTATTTCGCAAAAAAGGAAGTGCCTGCAGGAACGGCAACAAGCAATACGGAATATTGGTCGAAGTCGATTGTGGGTGGTGCCGGTGCAATCGCAACGAAAGAGGATGCCGGGATTGTGAAACCGGCAGACGGACTTTCGATTGCAGAAGATGGAACCCTTAAGGTAAGCATTGATGGCACGACTCTTACAATGGATCAGGTCAACAATGTAATCAAGTTGGCGGATACGCTAAAGGATAAAATCGGAAGCGCACTGCAACCGGAAAGTATCGTAAATAACCAGGTAACAACAGAAACCGGGTATGCGCTAGACGCTAGACAAGCTAATCCGAATCTGGATGGTACGCTTGCAAAGCAGATAAGCGATTTAAACGGCAGTCTAAATAGTAAGAAAATACCATCATTTGGCATCGAAAACATATTTACTGGAAACCCGTTTTGTATAG